AATCAATAAAAGTACCAGTCTTTCCTATACCGTCTTTATCTTCACCATACGATATATCAACATTTCCATTTGTTTTTTTCGTATTTGAAAAAACATTGTCTCCAGAATCACTTTTATTTTCGCCTTGTCCATTTTGTGAATCTTGTCCATTTTGTGAATCTTGTGAATCTTGATTTTTTGAATTTTGTTTATCACTCGAATCTTGTTTTACATTGCTAGGAAGACCGGAATCAGAACCAGATTTAGAATCACTATCTTTTGAGTTTTCCTTTTTTGGAAGATTCATCGGCTTCAATTTACTTTGGTCAATATTCGATTTAATTCTTGGAGAATTGTTATTATTTTCTCCACCATTAGATACACCACCATCATTTATTGCAGACATTATTTCTTTCATTGCTTTTTCTATTGCTGCCCTGTATCCATCCATTTTTGTAGAATACCCATTATTATTTGATTCGTTAATGAACTCATCAAATGATTTTATCGTGAGAAAATTGAGAGCAAAAACATCATCCGGATTCAAATCTTCGGATGGTTTAGGATTGATTCCTTCCACTGCACCGATTTCCCTGAGTTTTTCAATTGCTTTCTCTGGACCATATTTGTTAACAAGGTCTGTTATCTTATTTTTCATTTCAACATAAGCATCATCAAATTCACTTGTTGTTGTGATTTCTTCTTTATTGTTTTCTTTCTCTTGTGTATTATTTTTAAATGGATGCATCTTTCTGAGTTCATTCATCAATTTTTCGTCTTCAAGAATAGTTTCCATTGGAGGGACATTATTCTCCAATTTATCCAGATATAATCCACGTATTTCGTTCTTTAATGTATCTTTTTTAATTATACCTTTTCTAACCAAAGATACATTAACCTCAACATCTGCTGCAAGGTTGTTATCATGGCTTGTTTCTGGGTTCAATTGTTTATTTTGTGAAACAAGCCATCTTTGACCTCTTTCTATATGGTTATATACAACATGGAATATTTCATGCATAAGTACTGCACCAACAAGTTTTGGGTCGTGTTTCAAATCTTTCCAGATAAATCTTGCATCCATCCATATATTCATTTTATCATCAACTGCCATCGTTTGGCAATCGGGACAATCAAGTATATAAACAATAGTAAAATTACTCACAAATTTAAAAAAAGAACCCCAGTCGAATGATAGAAACGTTATAGCGTCTCTAACAGTTTTTACTATTTCTTTACGTTCTACGAGTTCCCCATTTCCCATATCGATTGGAGGTCTGTTAATAAATGCTTTGTTTATTGCATTTGCACCGGCATCTTCAATACCCTCATTGAGTATATAACTTTCAAAATTTTTTATATACATATTTTTTTATTTTATTACTTTTATTATTTTATTTATGTGTATTCTTTCTTTGTTTGATAAAAAAATAGTATCTTTTTAAAAAAAATGAATTATGCAAGATTTTAAAAAACTCATAGAATTACTAAAAGACGGTATAGTCACATTCAGATACACTAAAAGTGACGGAGAAGAGAGGGTTGCAAAAGGAACCTTGAATGAAAAAATAATCTCTCTTTTTAAAGGTGATGATGGTGGTGAATTTAGACTTGAAAAAAAGACAGTAGACACCATCGTGGCAATAAAATACACGAGTATTGAGGAATATTTGTCTGCAAACAAAATAATTTTAGTCAAGGAGGAAAATGGAGAATATGTCTTCAGACACATGCCACGTGAAACAAATGAGAACAACATTTCGTATTTTGACATCGGCAAAAAAGAATTTCGGTCGTTTTCGAAAAATAGATTTATAGAAATAATATCTTCAAAAGAATTAGTCGAAGTAGAACTATGATAACAACAATCATCATATCTATAGTATTACTTATCATTGTGATAAAGTTTTTCGGTCCAGTCCTGCTTGATATTCTTGCTTGGATTTGGGACATATTGACTATACCGTTTGCTCTTTTTGGCGGAGTACTCGCCTTTTTGCTCGAAGCGGGTTTGTTCGTAGGATTACTTTGGTTGGTGGTAAAAATATTCGGTCTTTAACAATCTACTTTTTTAAAAAATATGAATAAAAGCAAGTTTTTTGACAAAATCAAAGATGCAAAAATAGAGCGTACCGTAGAGGATGTTTATAATGAGGGTATCAACCTCTATTTTCCAACCGACAAAGGAATTGAATACCCTTTTGCATGTGACGGATACGTTGATACGAAAACCGATAATGGCAAAGTTTTGAAACTCATCATTGAGTACAAGTTCAATGAAATGATGTCCAACAGCGTTGCACGGGCGAAAGTGCTTGTACAAGTAGTCTATTACATCAAAAGATTTGAGCAGAACGGTATGATTCTGCCGAATGTGTGTATGGTCGGTGACAAGGATGAGTGTTTCGTTATGCACACAAACGAACTTCTCAAATATCTTGATGAAAATGTTGATTGGTCAATTTCACCATCAAACGCTGCTGCATCAAATCCGGACTTGGTTTTGAAGATATCACAAGATACAAATATAAACCCGTTCATCTTTGAAATTGATGAGAATTTCAATTTCAAGTCGGTTGCCGAGAAAATTAAGGATTTGGCGGACAATATAAAAAGATATGTCCGTGTGACAGAACACAATCTGTCCAAAATATTCGACTATTTCTGCAAGAATGTTCTGAAGGGAAAGACAAAATTGAACGGACACGACCTCGTTGAAATCTTTATGGGTGTCATCGGGGACAAAATGAATTATTTTCAGCATCCGAGAAATCCGAATGTGCTTGTCTGCAACGGGAAGAATGTCAATGTGAACGGTAAGGCGTTTGAGTCGTTCTTCGGTTATTTTGAAAGAAACTACACACCACAGGAAATTATGAGGTTGAAGAGTATTGCAGACAGACTTATCATTGATGCCGACAGACGTAACAGTGGTGATTTCTGGACACCTACCGTGTTCGTGGACTATGCCCACGATATGATTTCCAAGTCTCTCGGAGAGGATTGGAAAGAGAAATATGTCGTGTGGGACAACTGCTGTGGTTCACTTAACCTAACCCGTGACTACAAGTTCGGAGAACTCTATTGCTCAACACTGTACCAGAGCGAACTTAACATTGGTGCTGAATACAACCCCGAAGCGACAAAGTTCCAATTCGACTTCCTCAACGATGAGATTGCTGGAAAGGATTCCTTGCTCGGAGTGTATAACGACAAACTTCCGAAAGGACTGAAGGATGCCTTGTTGGAAAACAAACCTATTGTGTTCTTTTTGAACCCACCGTATGCAAGAAGTGGTGGTATGGGTAAAACCACACGAAATGCTGATGCGGATAAGACTATGGTAAACAAGCAGATGAAAGCCGACAAAATGGGTGCTTGCTCTGCTAACCTGTATGCTCAATTCATGTATCGTATTCTTTTGATTAAGAAAGAGTTTAATTTAACTAACTGCCATATTGCCCTGTTTTCTCCTGCCCTGTTTTTGACAGGTGTAAGTTTTGCAAAATTCCGTAACACCTATCTTAATGAATTTGCATTTGACAATGCTATTCAATTCAAAGCAAGTCATTTTGCTGATGTTGCTGATAACTGGGGTATTTCATTCAGCCTGTGGCACAATGGTGTAACCGAAAATAAAACTGATTTTGATTATACTTTGGTGGATAGCATTGAGGGTGAAATTGTCGAAACTGAAAAAAAGACTTTATACAATACCGATAATACTGATAGTATTTCAAGTTGGTATAATGTTGATGTACCCAAAACTCGTGATTTTGTTACATTAAAATCTGCATTAAACTTTGGTAACAAAACATTGAAAACTCCCGACCATTTTATTGGCTACTATGTAAGTGGTTCTAACATTGTTAATAAAAATGCCCAAGAATGCCGTATTCAAAACGCACCTAATGACGGTGGGAAAGAGAATACCGTTATACTCCCTGAAAATTTTGATAAAGTTACTGCCCTGTTTACTGCTCGTAGATTAGTTAATGCTGATTGGAAGAATTGGACTGATGAATATATAGTACCTAACACTGAAAATCACCTGTGGAACGAGTTCGTGAACGACAGCATTGTTTATTCATTATTTGAAAGCAAATCCAACCAATCCTCACTCCGTAACATTGAATACAAGGGTAAGAAGTGGGACATCAAAAACGAATTCTTCTGGATGCCGAAACAGACCATTGAGGATTTGGCGAACACAAACGGATTCACCCACACCTACAACGACGCTCGAACTTCAAAGGAAAGATACGTTTACAATAAACTACAAACGATAACATTGTCATCTGAAGCACAAAAAGTATTGGACAAGGCAAGTGATATTGTCAGAAACACATTCAAATACCGTGAACTCTTTGACAGTGAACATCCAGAATATCAGATTATGAATTGGGATTGTGGATGGTATCAAATCAAGGTACTTGCAAAGGAATATGACAAGGCAGAATATGAAGAGTTTGTCAAGTTGTACAAGACATTGGAGAACAAGATGAGACCGATGGTCTATACACTTGGTTTCTTGAAATAAACGAATAAATCCCTATGCTGTTTAAATATAATTCAACAAGTCTTAAGTAGATAATTTCGATTTTTTTGGTTTTCATTTTTTTTAGCAAAAGTCTCACATAATTTCGTGAGACTTTTGTTATTTTTATAATATGTTTATATTAAAGAGTACAAACGGTAAAATAAAAGGAATAAAGTTTGATATAAATAACAATATAAGACTATTTCTTTCTGATGGGGATTTTATTGACATAGACATGCAAAATACAAAAGAAGATGATTTTATAAAAAAAATCAAAGAAATAGACGAAAGTATATCAGACGATTTTCTGAAAAAAATATACAATTTTAAACATGACAGAAAAGAGGTATAAATATCTTATTGTGGGACCTGGCGGCTCAGGAAAAGACTGGTTGCAGGACAGGTTTGTCGAAAAGGGATACAAACCACTTATACAATATACCACAAGACCTATGAGACCGACAGAAAACGGAACTGAGTACCATTTCATATCACAAAAACTTATGGGGAAGATGATACTTGAAATGAAATTTTTATCTGTTAAAAATTTCAAAACATGGTGGTATGGTTTTGTAAAAAAAGACTTTGAGGAATGTGATGTCGCCGTAGTCAGTGTGTCTAACATAAATGAATTAAAATATAATTATCCGAACTTATTGGATTTCTGTAAAATAATATATCTAGATATTCCAAAAGAAATCAGAATTAAAAGATTATCAAATAGATATAATGGCGGAAACATTGATGATACGGTTGAAAGAAGAATAAGTGCAGACGAAATAGACTTTGAAGATTTCAACTGTTATACAATGAGTTTGCATTCGGAAAAAGAAGTTACAGATTTTATAAATACTATTCAAGAATTAAAAAAAATAAAATAAAATAACACAGTATGAATATAAGAAAAACGGATGGGTCTCTTGAAGAGTACAGCAAAGACAAGATTATACATGGAATAACTTGTGCATATAAGTCAATTAGTGAGGAAGTTGATGAAAGTTTGATAAAAAACATTGCCGACAATCTGTTCGTGTATGAAAATATGACAAGTGCAGAAATCAGAAGACTTGTTGAAAACGCTTTGATGAGTGTCAATAAGAAAGTCGCTCGTGAGTATATGAAGAAATACGACACCATCAACAGTGACATTAATTTCAAAAAGAAAAAATCTGACTTCATCCAGAATTATATTGAAGCGAGTAACGCTGCAACTGGTTCTAAATTTGATGCTAACGCCAACGTGTCAAACAAAAACGTTGTCACGATGGGTACAGAACTCTATAAAGAGGAAAACATCAAAGAGAACAGATACCTCCTTTATGACCGTATCAAGATGATGTACAGTAAGAAACTTGCTGATAGATACATCTATGACCTTGAAACTCATAGAATTTATAAACATGACGAGACGGCAATTCCCGGAATGCCATATTGTGTCGCCATTACAATGTATCCTTTCCTAGTAGACGGATTGACTGGACTAGGTGGACAATCAACAGCACCAACAGACTTGAAATCGTTCTGTGGTGAATTTATAAATCTCGTGTATTCTGTATCGAGTCAGTTCGCCGGTGCTGTCGCCACCCCAGAATTTTTGATGTATTTTGACTATTTTGTGAGAAAAGACTACGGAGATGATTATTTGGACAAACTCGATATGAAAGTTGAGTTGAACACAAAAGGAAGAACACTCGAACAAGTTATTGAAAACGGTTTCCAACAAGTTGTTCATTCGATGAATATGCCTGCCGGAAACAGAGGATACCAAACAGTATTCTGGAACGTCGGATACTTTGACAAGGGATATTTTGAAGGTGTGTTCGGTGACTTCAGATTCCCCGATGGAACTGCCCCAAAATGGGAAACTCTTTCTTGGTTACAGAAGAAATTTATAAGATGGTTTAATCAAGAAAGAACAAAGTATGTTCTCACATTTCCGGTTGAGACAATGGCTTGCCTCACAGACGGAAATGATTTAGTTGATGAAGAATATGCCGATTTTACGGCAGAAATGTATGCAGATGGTCATTCGTTTTTCACATATCTTTCTGACTCACCAGATTCATTGTCAAGTTGTTGTCGACTTCGAAACTCATTGAAAGACAATGAAGATGATGAACATAATCACAATACACACCAATTCTCTATGGGTACTGCTTCGGTTGCAACTGGTTCCAAATCAGTTATGACTATTAATTTAAATAGAATCGTTCAAAACTCAATAATTGAATTTTTTGAAGAGAATGGTGATAAATTTGAACTTGGTAATCAATTCTTTTTAAATAAACAAAATAAGGATTTGAGAGACCGTATCATTGAAAAAATTAAGGCAAACATTACAGAGTGTACAGAGAATGTTCATAAGTATCAGACGGCTTTCAACTCAATCATTAAAGACTTCTATGAAGCAAATATGCTCGATGTCTACCGTGCCGGTTTCATCAACATGAGAAAGCAATATCTCACTGTCGGTGTAAACGGTCTGACCGATGCAGCAGAGTTCCTTGGAATTGAATGTACAGACAATGATGAATACAGGGAATTTGTGAATATAATTCTCGAGACAATCAATATTGCAAACAAGAAAGACAAGACTCGTGACTGTATGTTCAACACTGAGTTTGTTCCCGGTGAGAATCTTTCAAACAAGAACTACAATTGGGATAAGAAAGACGGTTACTTTGTGAGTGAAAAGCATATCATGTACTCATCATATTTCTTCAATCCGGAAGATGAGTCGTTGAGTGTTTTAGAGAAGATGAGACTTCACGGCAAGGATTATGTCCAATACCTCGACGGTGGTTCCGCCTGTCATATTAATCTTGCTGAACATCTTTCGAAAGAACAGAATCGTAAGTTGTTGAAGTATGCCGCTTCCGTTGGATGCAACTACTTCACTTACAATGTAAGAAACACAGCTTGCAACAAGTGTGGATATATTTCTAAACACGACCTCGACAAATGTCCCCATTGTGGAAGCACAGATGTTGATAAACTCACAAGAATCATCGGTTACTTGAAACGAGTAAAGAGTTTCGCCGAACCGAGACAGATTGAAGAGGGAATGAGATACTATAACAAAAGTATAGAATAACAAAAAAGGAGACTCAAATTTGAGTCTCCTTTTTATTTTTTTAATGTTTTCAACATATCTGTTTCAGCATCTTCTCTTGTATTGAAAGCATCTACAACGGAAAGTTTTAATCTATTACCATCAATATCATTGACAACAACTTTTACAAATATTGATGGTTCTTTTCTGTCCATTATCATTCTTTCAACATCATCAACAGAATATGTTTTTCTCAATGGTTTTTGTATTCTAATAAGAGTGTCTTCATCAAAATTATCGGGTTTTCCAAGATGACGATATCTACCTTTTACTATATAACATTTATTACTACCATAACTTTTATTTGTTATATAATACCACCTTATTTCCTTTTTTATGAATATTTGTGCTAATTCATCTATATTTACAACACCAGAAATATATCTAGGATTATCTGTAAAGCAATCAACAAATATTGGTAATTCGTCTTTATTATGTTCAGAACTACCTATCCAAATTTCTCCATAAAATATCTCACCTTTAATCACTTTCATAGGTTTTCCATCAGCACCTTCTGCAAAATGTAATTCACCACTATCGACTTGTCTTTTGAAATGTGGGTCAGTTCCATATAAATGTTGTGTTTCATAATGTGACCTTTCTATCCAAGTTTCATTTATAAATTCATCGAATTTCAAAATCATATATGTAATTTTATTTGTTATATTTATGTTATTCTGAAACATATCAAGAGTTTCGCCGAACCAAGACAGATTGAAGAGGGAATGAGATATTATAACAAGAATGTAGAATAAAATTCAAAATTCATAAATATCTTATACATAAAATTAAAAAAAATGAATAAGACTGTTTTAAGTTTTAAAGAATATACTATGCTCAACGAGTCTTTCAAAAGTAAAATCATTTCAAAACTGTTTCAGGAGGGTGAAATAGACACTGAAGATGTACATCAGAAAGCATTGTTCAACCAGGTAACAGACGATGAGATAATCGGTATAGCCGATAATGAAGAAGAGGCGAAAAAAATGCTTCACGACACACTTGGTGATAGAAAAGAAATAAGATACCACCAGCATCGTACTTGGCATCAAGTTGGTCCGGATGACTGGGACGATGATTGGGAAGAAGACTATAATTCACCATATATCTTCAACAAGACCGTCGAAGGTTATATGGAGTGGATTTTCAAATTGAACAGTGGAAAATTTCTTGTACTTAGAGTTGAAAAACGTGATTTGGGTTTACGTTTAAGTAAAATTCGTGACCCAAGATATTGGAACAAAAGAGACAACGAAAGACAATCAGAATTCAGAAAAAGATTCCAAAAAAGAAAAGAATTTGTTGAAAAAAACAAAGAAGAAATTAAAAAATATTGGGAGTTCAAAAAATTATTTGAAGAAAAAGGTTTGTGGGATGAATTTGTAAAGAAGACAAAAGAAGAACTGAACAATATGGCCGATGAAATCACAAGTGCAAAAGATTTCGAAGATAATGTTTGTTCTGAAGAGGGTAATTATTGTTTCGATAATGATTCCATCAAATTTGAAATAGGTGAATTTACTATCGAATTTTATATTGACGGAGAATTTAATGCAAACATCAGATGTTGGAATGACCCAGGTGATTACTGGACACCACCAGATTCTGGATGTGAAATTGTATCTGGTGAAATGTGTATAAACTATATATCAATTTATGTTGATGGACCCGAAGAGTTTGAATTCACATATCTACCGGAATTTGACAAAGATGTAAATTTGTGTGATGTCGATTGTTCTTGGTAATACAAAAAAGAGACTCATTTGAGTCTCTTTTTTTTGTTATATTTAGATTATGAAGTACGTAGATACACAAGTGGTGTTTGAAGAAATACCGGATGAGATAACCTTATGTGTCAATATATCCAACTGTCCTTTTCACTGCCCAGAATGTCATTCCAAGCACTTGTGGGACGATATTGGTGATAAGTTGGATGAAGTGTCCATAGACAAACTTTTGAGCAAAAATAAGGGTATTTCTTGCATTTGTTTCATGGGTCACGGAAGTTCCTCCGGTTGGATTGAGATGAAAAAGTTTGCAAAATATATAAAAGAAAAATACGAGGGAATGAAAATTGCATTGTTTTCCGGAAACGAAAACTTGCCGTTGAACGAGTTGCAAGAGTTTGACTATATTAAAACCGGACCATATATAAAAGACTTGGGTCCCCTTAATTCACCGACAACAAATCAAAGAATGTACAAAAATGTCGGTAAAAATAAATGGGAAAATATTACAGAACAATATCAAATAAAAAAATAAAACTATGGTTGAAATTAGAACAAAAGATGAATTTAATAACATCATTCACAATAATGATGTCGTGTTGATTAAGTTTGGTGCAGAATGGTGTGGTCCATGCAAGACGATGCACAGTGTGATTGAATCCTTGGAGAAGAATATCGAAGGAGTCACAATCTGTGAAGCAGATGTAGAAGAAATAGAAGACTTGACTACAGAATTACGTATCAGAAACATACCTACGACACTCATTTTCAAAAATGGAAATATCGTTGAAAGAATAGTAGGTGCATACAGTATGGAAGATTTGATTAAAAAAATTAAAACACATTTATAATGAGAAGTGATGATGTTAAAATTATGACGAGGGATGATGTTAAAAAACAACTTAAAAATATGAAAGTTGGAATATATAAACCATTACATTGTTTTAATTTACTTATCGTCAATCCAGATTATGACCCGTCAACATTTTCACAAGAAATAGAAGATAGTGAAAAAGAAATTGACGTACTTTCAAATTATGTTGAACAAATTAAAAAACTTGGGTTTCCATTTTTTAGTGTTGAACATAATTCTGAAAAATGGCTACAAAATCATTCGAAAATATGTAAGGTTAAATTTGTTCCAAATGCAATATTTGGTGCATCTGTTACATATATAGAGAACGGACATAAAGTCCGTAATTATTGTGACGAAATCCTTATAAATAAAATAATGGATTTTGGTGATATTGTAAAAATTTGGTAGTTATGTTAAAAGAAATTTTTAGTTTTTTTGGATACAAACTCATAAAAGAAGATGAATATTACAAAAATATATCCAATTTAATGGAAAAAGCACAACCCACACTTAATATTGAAGAATCCGTTAAAAACACATAGATTCACTCGTAAGACAGATAATGTTGTATGAAACAATCCATCCGGATTTGAAAGATATTCAAGTAATGAAATCCCTTTAAAAAAGGTTCGTTGCACTATATGTGAAACGAACCTTTTAACATAAATAACATATATATATAATTTTATACAATGGGTATATTGAAAACTTTGACAGAAGAATATTTTGAAGAAAGGGTGAGAGATGATGAGGGAAGAATTTTCAAAATAGATGGAAAAGAATATATATTGAAATTTAAAGATTTTGACTTTTTAACGAATATCACCACAATAGACGATTATGGTGAGGAATACTTTATAAAAAAGGAATTTGATTTCTTTAGTGAACCGGTTTTTATATGCCTTTCTATGAAAGATGATTTGTATAATTTCCATTATATAACGGAATCAGACTTACATAGTGTGAAAGGAAAAATCATTTCTAAAGGATTTAAACCATTTGCATCTAGTGACTACGATTTAACTATGGATGATTTTCTAATGGTAAAAGTAATATATAAACTTGATGATTCAGAACATTTTGATGAAGATGAAGAAATTTTTGTCAAAGAAAAACCACAAGAAAATTTTTACGAAATTGAAAACAATGGTTATAGTTTTTATGTTTACGACGACAGAGATAATGCAATTTCAGATGCAGAGGAAATGGTATACAATCTATTAGACGACGATTTCTCCAATTCAATGGATAAAGATAGTGTTCAACATTATATTAGAACTTGTGGAACATCATGGATTGACGAAGATGAAATTAAAGAAACACAAAAAGAATATTATAGTGATGATTATATAGATAATATAAAGAGAGAAAAAGGTGAACATGGTAACAGATTTTATGACGAACTGATAGAACAAGGTATTATAGAAGATACAACAGATTATTTTAAATGTGACCTTGAAAAACAAAATTTTGATTTTGATGAGTATAGGGAAGATTTGATACAAGCGATTATTGACGATAAAAATATATCTGAGAAAGAAGCTGTAAGTATTGTCGATGATTATGACACAGAAGAACAATCTGAGGCATTGATAAAATATGGATTGGTGGAAAAGACTGAAGAATATTTTGAACTAGACTATAATTCCCCATTATTCGACGACGATGACTACAGCGATGAGTTTGGTGAAAAAATGAGTGAAGATTATACTATTGATGATGAAATTCTTAATTCTGGTGAATTGTATCATAGTTATTATAACCTTAAAAAATTAGCAGAATTATGTGTCGATGAAGATGGACCAGAAAACATGCTTTCTTCCGAAACAAAAGAAGAATATGAAGTTACAGTAGATGGTGAAACCTTTTATATTTACATTTAATTAAGTTATGAGCAAAAAAGACATTAAAGAAGAAAATCCATATAGAAATAGTATTGCAGACCTTTTAACTGAAAATGACATCGATATAAATGCTGATGTCGATGCAACAACCCTTACATTCAAGAGAGCACCATCTCCAGTCAAAGAAAATGAAAACAAGTCAATTTTAAAGGCAAAGGAGAAAGCAGAGAATGTAATGAAAAGTCTTTTGAGACTTTATCTTTCAGATGGTTTTATCACTAAATCAGAATATGTACAAGCAAAAGTGAATCTCGACTCAATGACACTTGGTAAGATTATGAATCAAATGGAAGTTAGTGAGCGAGCAATATCACTACTCATGGAAAATATTGAGATGGGTGATATAAACCCAAAACTATTCGATGCACTTGGAAATCTACAAAGAACATTTATCGACCTCGTTAAAACACAAACGAACTATGTTGCCACAGCCGAAGAAGACTATCGTAAGATTGCCCTCGAAAAAGACAGTATGGAAGTTGAGGATACAACTGCAACAGAAGTACCATCCGGTTATAAGTCAAATAGTCAGAAAGATTTGATGAGAATGATACGGACGGTATCGGATTCTGAAAATAAAAAAGATAAAAAGAAATGATTTTTAATTATTTAGAATATGTTTTGAACGAATCTATTAAAGGAAGTCTCATTAAAAAAGATAGAGATAAAATGAGATATTTACTCCGTCATAATATAGTAACGTTCAAATTCCAAAAACGAGATGGTTCGATAAGAACCGCTGTGGGAACACTCCATCCAGATTTTCTTCCACCGATAAAAGGAACCGGTGGTCCTAAACCGGAATATCAGATGGTCTATTACGATTTGGAAAAAATGGAATGGAGAAGTTTCAGGTCTTTTAAGTTCATAAAAATTAAAAAATTGGTTGAAATAACAGATGACACCATCGACAAACTTTTAAGAAAAAAGGAAGAGATGGAAAGAAAGAAAAAAGAAGAGGAGAAAAAGGCAGCTCGTATTAAAGAAAGGGAGAAAGAGGATAGGGAAAAAGAAGAGAAGAAAGACGAGGAAGAAAAAGAAAAGCATAAAAAACACGAGACCGAAGAACCAATAAAGAAAGAAAAGCATATTGAACATGAGCATAAAGATGGAGAAAAAGACCATCACGAAGATAAGGATAAGACTTTCAAGTCTGGAGAAAAGATTCCAGAAAAAGAACTCATAAGGAGGTCTGCTGATTTCAGAAAAGGTTCGAGAAAGAACAAATTCACTAAAAAAGCAAACGACTCTTTTAAAAAAGGTGAAGTATAATTAAAAAAAAAAGACAGACAAAGATGTTTGTCTTTTTTTTTGTTATATTTAGATTAGTTTAATTATAAAATAGTTTTTTTAAATTATGAAAGTAATAGGAATTGATTTAGGTACAACAAACTCATGTGTTGCCGTTGTTGAGGGTAATGTTCCCACAGTGATTACAAATTCTGAAGGAAACAGAACAACCCCATCTATTGTAGGATTTACCGACAGTGAGAAAAAAGTCGGAGACAGTGCAAAACGCCAAGCAATTACAAACCCAAAAAGAACGGTTCATTCTATTAAAAGATTTATGGGTGAATCGTATTCTGATGTAACAAACGAGATTGAAAAAGTCTCATATGATGTTGTTAAGTCAGATAACAATATGCCAAAAGTTTCAATTGATGGGAAACTTTACACACCACAAGAAATATCTGCACTCATCCTTCAAAAGATGAAAAAAACAGCAGAGGATTATTGTGGAGAAACAATCACCGATGCTGTCATCACCGTACCCGCTTATTTTAATGATAGTCAACGTCAGGCTACAAAGGAAGCTGGTGAAATTGCTGGTTTGAATGTCAGAAGAATTATCAATGAACCTACAGCAGCAGCACTTGCTTATGGATTGGATAAAAATGCAACTGACAGAAAAATAGCAGTTTACGACTTCGGAGGAGGGACATTTGACATTTCAATTCTTGAACTTGGTGATGGTATCTTCGAGGTACTTTCAACAGATGGTGATACTCATCTTGGTGGTGATGATGTTGACTACACACTTATTGACTGGATGGTAGATGAGTTCAAGAAACAAAGTGGAATTGATTTGTCAAAAGATTCTATGGCTATGCAGAGATTGAAAGAGGCTGCCGAAAAGGCAAAAATAGAACTTTCATCAAGTCTATCCACAGAAATAAATCTCCCATACATCACAGTGACTGAAAATGGACCACAGCACTTCACATCTACACTTACTCGTGCAAAGTTTGAAAGTCTTATAGAGGGTATTATAAATAGAACACTTATTCCTTGTGAGTCTGCAATTAAGAAAGCAAACATCAACAAAGAAGAGATTGATGAGATTATTCTTGTTGGTGGTTCTACTCGTATTCCCGCCATTCAAAAGGCAGTTGAGAATTTCTTCGGTAAAGTACCGAACCATTCGGTGAATCCAGATGAGGCAGTCGCTTGTGGTGCTGCAATTCAAGGTGCAATCCTAAACGGTGAAAAAGGTGTTGGTGATATTCTTCTACTTGATGTAACTCCATTGTCGTTAGGTATATTGACAGAGGGCGACATGATGACAAAGTTGATTGAGGCAAACACAACAATCCCAACAACCAAGTCAGAAATTTTCACCACAGCCGCCGATATGCAGACATCTGTTGAAATTGTTGTTTTACAAGGTGAAAGACCTATGGCAAAAGATAATAAACTACTTGGTCGTTTCCATCTCGACGGAATTATGCCGGCACCACGTGGAGTACCACAAATCGAAGTCAAGTTTGATATTGATGCCAATGGTATCCTTACGGTATCCGCTGTCGATAAAGCGACCGGAAAACAACAGAACATCCGTATCGAGGGAAGTTCGGGATTAAGTGAAGACGAAATCAATCGTATGAAGGCGGAGGCCGAGGCTAATGCAGAAGCAGATAAAAAGGAAGCAGAAAGAGTCAATGTATTGAACAGTGCTGACTCAATGATATTCCGTGCCAATAATTTCATCAAAGAAAGTGGTGACAAGATTTCAGAGGAAAAGAAAACCGAGATTGAACATAGTGTCGATGCTTTGAAAAACGCCTACGAAGAAAAGGATGTTGATTCTTGTAAAGCATGTATGGAACTTCTGTCGAAAGCATTGATGGAAGCGGGTAACGAACTATATAAAAAGTCCGGTGCAGACACGGGACAAAATCCATTCTCACAATTCTTTGGGAATAAACAATAAATGAAGAAAAAGAGGAGTTTTTTAAACTCCTCTTTTTTATTTCTACATAAATAAAATATAATTCAAATATATATAAGAAAAATATGGTTACACCATTATTGAGTGCCCCAAGGACTGAGGGTGGAACACTTTACACATTCCCATCTGCACAGAAAGATTTGGCAAGAGTTTTTACAAACGATAGTTACACTTTTAAGTTCAGTCATTTTGCTTGTCTTGATTTTCCGGACATCAAACCCACAAACTATGTTGGAAACGATAAATTTGTAGATTTGGTCGATTCTTTTCCTGACATTGATTATAACAATGACATGAATACATTGTTGGCAGAGCATTTTCAGAATTATATAATGAATTTCGAAACTGCCATACTTAACGGAGAAGGTGACGATAATGACTACGATAATACAATTTTAAGGACAACTTCTGAAAGAATATTCTTTAATTGGTTACAAAAAATTGGTGGTATAGAATTTGAGTATGCAAACAGGGAAACCAATCTATACTACGAAAAATGTGGAGAATATTCTTATGACCCTATTGATGTTGAACATCATGCTGACTATATAAGAAACAGAACAGTTAAATATATCGGAAACATCGACATAATCAATTCGGTAGAAATAAATGGAGATGCATACAGTGAATTATATCTTCATATTCCTAGTACAGTTGGTGCAAGTTATGAAGTGAGATTTACCACAGTAAACGATGATAACTATAATGGTGGTAACTATACACTTAATGATGAATATATAATTGGTTGGGATAGAAGTAATGGAAACAGAACACCGAATGATTTAAGTTCCCTTGCAATTTATGATTTTGACACTTCGACCGACGAGGGAAACCAAGAAACCTTGAACAACACATATACGAGTGACAACGGATATATGATTGATTTCAGGGATTCATTCTATATGAATGATATTGTCGGATATTCTGATATTATGACAATGAATGAATTGTCACCCGACAATTTTGAATTTAATTGTATTCTAATCTATTATGATTTCACAGACAATGCAACGGGTGAAACCGTTACAAACCTATATGGTGTTTTGTTCTTGGAAGAAGTTACATCAGAAGGTACAAGCGGCAATACTAGAAATCATATCCAATGTTATCCAAAACACAAGACAACAAATCTGTCAAATGGTAATTCCTTTGCTTTAAAAGTTGATATTAAGATAGATGCCTATCCAACAAGTAATATGACCGGTTCCTATGAGAACAACAACCAAGATTTGTTAGATACATTTCAAGAATATATGGACGATATGGTAAAATTACAAAAAACAATAGATATTTTCAATAGACAGCAGTCCGAGATTTCAAGTCTTCAAAAAAGAGTACATGAACTTGAAACACTTCTGTATGGTATGGATTCCGTAACATCTGTCGCCGACAGGTTGAATCTTCTCGAAACAAGAATCGATGGTTCGGGAATCGCCGACCAATATGCACTGACAGACCTTATCGGAGAAGTCAATCAAAAGGTTGATAACTTTTTATCATCACAAGACAACACATCAACAATCTTACCAAGTGGATATGGTATCAGGGTAAACAAGTCAACTGATGGTATGATAACAATAGATTCCACACTTTCATCATATTCGATAAATAATTTTCTTAATGTTAATATCGTAGAGGATGGAATTGAAATAGAGGGAAGTGAGATTACAGAAGATACACCACTATCGATACACAGACAAGATTTAAACGAAATACCTTGTGCATATACGGTTTTGGAAGAGGGTCCAAACCTCGCTGTTCTTTATGTAGATGGTGACACATGTACAAATAATCTGAACATTTATATTGATGACAGCAAAGTTTCGTGGAAAGAAGGACAGACATTTAAATTGAAAATAAAGAAGTATATAGACTTTGATGGAAAACTTCTTTATATTCACACTGGTCTTGAAAACAACGAATGGAATCAAAACATAGTAATATCTGGTGAAGATATATCCGAAACACCAACGATAGAACTTGTGTGTGTAGATACTATTATGAAACAGACCAAACCATCATTCATATATGAATGTTCGACATCTGGTACAACTGGAAGTTCGGGAAACACAGGTCCATCTGATGATTCTGCAATCACAGATGAACAAATCGACTTGACAATACAAGAAATTTTTGGATAATAATATGGGAAATTTTTTAACTTTGGAAGGACTTGAGCAAGTTCTAAGACAATTGAAAGAGAGACTTGCCATAAAAGACCATAAGCATACAGTAAAAGATATAACAGACCTAAAACAAGTTGCAAAGACTGGAAGATATAGTGACTTAACCGGTACACCAGTAATACCATCTATTGGAATTGCAAAAGAAAATAAAATCGGTCTTATGATGCCGGGTAAAGGAATGATAGTCGATTCAAATGGTTCAATATCATTAAAAATAGATGGGGAATCTGGAATATATATTGACGAAAACGGATTCTTTAAAGTACAGAAATCTGACGAAAATTCTTTAGTGTTCAGGTTCGATGGTAATTCATGGCTCGACATTTATGACAAAATGATATCTATTGTTGCAGAATGCATAGATAGAAAAATTGTCGAAGCAACTTTTGTCGTGGAAAATAAAAAAACCGAGAAAACAATATATATAAAGATTGATGAACGTAGAATGAAAAATATGTCATCAATCGTTGAATTTGTATTTCAGACAATTGATGACAACGATGCAATATTTGACGATAATTTTGTTACAATGGATGGATATTGTGAGACAAAGGATGACTTCAAATACTGTGAATTATTGAGATTTCTTTCAAACGATACAATTGATATTGTTGAACTATTTATTTATAAATTATTGATTTCAAATTCAAAAGACGATGTATTGTCTATTATTGGAAGACCACTTCCAAATATTGTAGAAGTATATGATACGATGAATAGAATAGAATCTCTTGGTTTCCAAGTTGATTCTTCATTCGATGAAAACAAATCAACATCATATATTTTAACCAGAAATTCTGATGAAGGTGAATCCACTTATGTACCTATCTCAGTATTTCTTACAAGAGAATAAAACAATAGAATAAGATGAGTGAAGAAAATATAATCCATGTAAATGGAACCATTGATGAGACTATATATGCAAAAGGAGACACATGTCTCTTGATAAATCCATTCGACACATATCATTTGTTCAGAGTATATAACAATTGGAACACCGATTCCAAAACACTACTTAATCTGTCAGATAACGGACAGAGACTATTTCTTGTTTTCAAAAACAAGAAAACTGAAATCCGTATATCAGAATATGACAACTCTGGTTCAAATTTCCAAGTCGATAGGTCAAACGGTGAAGTGCTCTTTAAAATATCAAAAGAAGATGCCAACAACATTCTTGCAATGTCAACAAACACATTCTATATAACCAGAGTGTTTGAGTGTTATGATGGTGATGGAAATATGATATACACATCCGGTGAAGAAGTGATATTCATTGGAAACTGGGCAGATGAAAGCAAATGGTCGACATCATCATTGACAGCAATGGTCAATTCTTTGAAAAAGCAGTTGGAAAGTGCAAATGCACAGATATTGTCATTGAACCAAACTTTGAATGAAAATCGTTTACAGATAGATTCTTTGTTAAACGAAAATTCCAATTTGCAAGAAAGGGTTGCCACACTTGAAGCGGAAAACGAAGAGATGCAGACACAACTTTCAGAATATGAAAACTCAAATGAATTTACATCCGTTGTCATATCCGACAATGCAACATACCAATATTACAAAGGAGATGTTGAAGTTGATAAAAACGGAAATCCAATTAAAAAAGAATTGTCTAAAAAAATAGAAGGCGGTAAGATAATATTAACTGAAAAACAACTTGAAGAAAAATTGAAAACCAGTCAATTAAATAATGTTATGACAATAGGTGGAAAACTAAATTTGAGTAATGCAAACAATACTGGAAAAATAAAGATAGACAAAAATAGAATTTTGAAATAATCTATAATTTTTTTGTTATATTTATATTGTAGTTGATAAAGTTTGAAACAATTTGTCCGAAAGGACATAGTTTATAATAATAAAATAAGTCAAAAAAGTTTAAAAAGTTATGGGAAATTTAGATTTTACTGGTCTATTCACTATGACCACAGAAGATGCTCTCACATTGACCGAGAGTAAGAAAAAAACAAGTTTGAATGAAAATCTCTACAAACCGAGTATTAAGGATGAGAAGTGTAAGGATGGTAACTATCGTGCCGTGATTCGTTTCATGCCTTTCATCTATCAAGATAAGCTTCAAACAACCATTGAGAGATGGGAGTGTTACTTGAAAGATGTAAATGGTGAAAATGGTATTTTCGTCGTATCTCCGAAGACTGCTGGTTTAAAATGTCCTATCCGTGAGTTGGGTTGGAAACTCTATTCAAGTGATTCTGCCATCGATAAGGCAAACTCTAAGAAAATTAATGTATATCAGCAATGGTATGCACTTGTCGAAGTTGTAAAAGATGTTCAACATCCTGAATATGATGGTAAGTTTATGATTTACCAGTTTGGAAAGAAAATCTACGATAAGATTGAAGATGCTTTGAAGGGTTCTGAGTTTACAAATCCAATTAATCCGTTCCAACCAATTTCAGCTCCATTGTTTGAAATCAACTTGACTAAATCCGCCCAGAAGATGGATGGTGGTCGTGAAGTTGCTGAGTACAGTGCTTGCAAATTCATTACCGACAGAAAAGCTCCCCTCCATTTCGGTGAAGGAAAAACATTGGAACAAACACGTGAGTCTATGAACGAGTATGTTGAGTGGCTCAAAACCGACGCCCCAAAAATCAACGATTATCAGTGGAAGGAATGGAATCAAGAGACTGTCGATAAGGTGAATGCACTTCTCGCCACATATTCTTCAAATTATTCAGCACCACGTACTTCTGTTGCAAGTGCTACTGAGACTGTAAATCAAATTATCGAAAGTCAAAGTAGTGTGGTTCAATCGGAAACTCCATCGGTAAAAACTGTCGAGACAAGTGAAAATGTCGAGACAATTAATCCAGATGCTGACGAAGCGTGGTTGAACTCAGTTCTTGGTAATTAATTCTTATGTTTAACCTTGTGTGAGGGATTCATTTTGGGTCCCTCACATAAAATATTTTTTATTTTGAGAAAGATATTTGTTATAAGCGACACTTGGATTAACAGACCTTGTGAGAAACATTATGGTGAAAATCATTTGGAATATAACATGAAAGTCATTTCCAATTGGAATAGTGTCGTAACAAACGAAGATATTGTTTACGTTCTTGGTGGATTCGGTATTTGTGATATATACGACACCATATTTCAACTAAATGGTAAAAAGATAATTTTTCTGAACAATTTCTATTCTGAAGACGAAATCGATTCAAAAAACATTCTTAAAAAATATATAGACAAAAGTATCAATAACTTATTAAAAGAAAAGATTTCGTTTTCACCAAATCAAATAGAAATATTAAAAGATAAAGACATTGTTCTAAGTTACTTTCCATTAATTGATTGGTATGGGAAAAAGAACGATTCTCTATGTTTTCACGGAATGTTTGAAAATACAAACATGAACAACAACAATGTGTGTTGTAATGCTTCCAAATGGGATTTTAAACCCATTGATATTGATTTGGTTAAATCAAATATCAAAAAGTTTAAATCATTTGTTTAATATTTTAATTTTTTTAATAGAAAAAATAGTATCTTTATAGATATTTCAAAACCAAAATTTCAAATAAGTTTTAAAGTTATACAAGTTAAAATAGTTTAAATGGATT